GCATTTTCCAAATCCGTAAATTCAAGCGGTTTAAGCGTCTTAAAGAATAAGTTGAGGGATATGCCGTTGTAAGCTAAGATAGTGTCTAAGGCTTCAAGTATTTCGTCCTGAAGTGGCTTAATGACCATATTGTTAAACAAGATAAACGAGTTTTGCAATTCATCAGCGTTAGATGAGAATCCGTTAGCTCCTGCAATACCAAAAAGTAACGGAGAAGTAACGTTGTGTCCAAGCATAATCTTACGCATACACTCCTCACTTAAATATGTGTAGTGTTCAGGTGCGTCATTCAAAGGTAAATCGTCTACCGTTGTTTTTGTGTCCATATTGTCGTTGAACGCTACAATGACTTTCTGACCTTTAGAGCCAGTCAACTTACTTAAAACTTTGTTTGTAATGATAGATTGCTGCTCCTCAGTTGGTACTCCGTTGTTAAAGTTGACCACCTTCGTGCCTGAGAATCCGTTTTGAACCTCGTTGATTAAGTAATCAGCTACTTCCTCCTCTAATAGAGCGTAGGGTACTGCACCATTATAATCAACGTAGGAATAATATTTCATCCCAACTGCGTAAGGCTTACAAAATAAAATCTCAACCTTGTCTTTAGATAATCCGTATGCAGGTATTCTTGTAGGTGGGTATTTCTTTATATCAGTCCAATCATCCGAATAGTAGTATCCTTCAATTTCTCCGTCTTTATTACACTTCTCTGCACGTAATAAATTTACAGGCATATGAAAAGCCTTTAGGATTCTATCGTGTTTGTCGTTGTAGTGTACTTGAATAGCAAACTGACCAAGCATCTTACGGTCAATTGCCATTTTACGCAAGCAATCCTTTGAGAACATAGCCATTGCCTGAGCGTACTCATTAGGCTTTCTTGAAGCATCTACTGCGGATAATCCACGACCATAAATTAAACGTGATATGTTATTTATAATTGCAGAATTTGTAGTGGAGTTTGTGTATCTATCCAATAGAAATTGGTAGTAGTTATTGTCTTCCCCAAAATCAACCCAAGCATCACGCTTACTCTCTTGAATGACTGGAGTAGTGTATGCCGATAGATTTAGTATGTGTACGTTGTTACTCATAAACTATGAACGTATTTGATGTGGTGTTAGATGTATATTGTCCGTTGTTTACGGAGAATGTTACGATGTTTTGGTCAGTACAAAAGATTCTATCCTTATAAACGATTGCTGAGTTTTTGTAAAGCACCAAATCGTAGAAATGACCTTCTATTAAAGCGAAAATAGCAGTCAACGTATTAACGTAATCGCCTGAAGTTTGCGATGTAATAGATACGGTTACTGGAGTGTTTGTTTGATCATCAGTCAACACCATTGTAGTAGGTGTATCTCTTGGAATAAACGAGAACGTCTGAGCTGATGCTGATGTTGTTAGTACAATCATATTAAAGTAACTGACTTGATGCCGATTTGTTTTAAAAGCAAAAAGGGCAGCTAATGCCACCCTTCTTACACGCTATGAAGAAAACGATTAGGCAGTAATGATAGTAGCTGATGTAAATACAGCACCAGCACCTGCACCTGCTAAAGTAGCCTCAGATGAGCAGTCTAACAAGTTAGCATAAATTTTTTCAGTTCCAACGAAAGTCAAAGTGTATCCGTTTAGGTCTCCCATTGCAGTACCATTTGAGGCATTTGCAGTAGTTAATTCCATTCCGTGTTCAAGACCTGCCAAAAAGAATTGGTTGTTGCGGTTCTTGATTACAACGTGAGGACGTCCGTAAGCTAACAATTTAACTGACTTGTGTGTAGCAGCATCTTGCTTCTTTAAAGTCATAGTCAAAGTTTGTTCAGCGAAAGTAGTTCCGTTTTCACGAGAAGAGTTATATACTTGCTCAAAAGAGTTTGTTCCTTTGAGTTCGTATTTGTAAAGCGATGCTACGTTAGCTACCGTATCAATTGTATCGGTAGTAGCTACATAAGTAACGTCAGTAGGAAAAGCGTAATCTGCGTAGTTAATGAAGTAAACTGCATCAATGCCTCCTACCGCATCTTTACATACTTCAAGTCTACCATTAGCTAATTGACAAGACATAATTTTTAAGTTTTAAATGTTATAAAAAAGGGAGGAGCGTATACCCCTCCCCGATTATTTTAAATTAAGCTAATGATTAGTTAGCAGAGTTTGTGATTCCGTAAGTAACAACGTCAGAAGCAAAACCGTATTTAGCATCAGCAGAAAAACGGAGGATTACTCTTACATTCTGAGAACCGTCAATGTCGCCCATATCCAAAACTTTAACTTCGTTCATATCGTTCAAAAGACCAGTAGCAAAGTACAAGTTAGATTTTTGAGCAAGTAGAGCTTTGTTAGAAGCAAGACCGTTAGCCATAAATACACGAACACCATCAAAGTACAAGTCACCAAGAACTTGGTTTGTACCTTTGTTGTCGTAACCATTAGCACCTACACCTGAAGCAGCAAAGCCACCTAATGCACGTACATAAGCACGATAGATATTGTTAGATACATAAAGAGTCAAGTCTTCTTTGCCGTAAAGAGCAGAAGGACAAGCGTCAATGATTTTACCTAATTCAGCAATAACGTTAGAAGCATCAACAGTTGTACCTGCAACTTCTTGTGCAGCAGGCAATGAAGCATCAGTAGTTAACTGAGTCATAATACCTGCAAACTCTCCTGCAGTTGCGTTAACACCTGACCAGATTGAAGTTTCCATACCAGCAGCAACTTTCTCAGCAGCGTGTGCAATTAAGAAATCAGCGAAAGATTTAGGAAGAACGTCAAATGCAGAGTAACCCATTTGAATGGCATCCCAATCTGAACGGAAGTCAGACTTGCACAATTGTAAGTTAACTTGGAAATACTCAGGTTGAAGGATACGCTCAGTCAAAGTGATAGTAGACGTAGGATCAAAATCGCACGTTGCGTTCTTGATGATACCATCCGTAGCGACACGCTTAATTACCTGCTTAAATTTGACGTTAGGCATAATAGTAATACCGCCTTTGTCAAGGGTTGGAGCAGACAATAAAGCTGCTGCAATGTACTTACCTGCGAACTCGCCAGCGTAAGTAGTAGTGATTGAAGTTGTTGTAGGCATTTTATTTAATTATTTAATGTTAGAAATTCTTGATAATACCGTGTCCATAGTTGTTACGTTTCTTTTAGCAGCAAACTTGAATACATCAGTAGCTTGTGAGTTTTCAGGATTGAAAGAAATAGGCTTAGGCTCTTCGCTCAATTCTACAGGTGCAACTTCTTCTGCAACCTCAGGAGTTTGTGCTGAAAGTTTTGCTTTCAATTCTTCGTTCTCTTTTTTAAGTAATTCGATTTCGCTAAAGAAAGATTCTTTAATAATAGACTCAATAGTTTTTTTAGGTGTAGCAGTTTCGGTAGTAGCTTCAACTTCTTCCTCTACGGCAGGAGTCTCTTCAACTACTTCTTCTTCTACTTCAGCAGCTTCACGAACTTCGGCAATTACACCTTCTTCGATTACTACAAGGATACGCATATCCTCTAACTCATACTCTCCTACTGGAACTGGGATTCTTTGTTCGTCTTCCGTTAGGATAAATACAGGTTGACCTGCTTCAAATACATCAGCTTCGAGTGTAGATACTCCGTCAGAAAGGAGCATAGTTTCCAACTTCACTTCTAAACCTAAAAGTGTGCGGACTTTGTTTAAGATTGATTTTTCGTTCATTTGTTTATTTATTTAATTCTTTAGCAATTTTTTGTAATTCTAATTGCTTATCCCAATACTTTTTATATACTGAAGAGCTATCAACATAAACTTTACTTGATTTAGGGTCTAAACCAAGACCTTTAGCTTGTTCCTCAAATTTTAATTTTAAAGTGGTTAAATCCTCTGCTAAAGATTTACCAACATCGCTCATTTTAAAAATTGCAGAAACAACATCTGTCAATTCAGTTTTAAGTCTATTTGCTTTTTGAACTAAACCGTCTGATTCGTTTGCGTATTTATCATAACCTTTTGCATACGCTTCAATATCGTTGATAATAGC